TTCTGCTTTGATCTGTGCAATTTGAATATTTTTTAAGGCGTTATTTTCTTTTTGACTATCACGTTGGGCAACAATGATATCTTTTACTGCTTTCTCCGATGAAGCATTTACTATTTGGTTAGACGATCCCATTCCTCTAGCAGTCATATTCAATTGATTTTGAAACTCATTTGACTGATTTAAACTTTTACCAAATTGCTGATCCATTGAGATATTTGCTTTAGCAATTCGCTGAGCAAATTCAGTTGGTGTCATTGTTCCTTGATTTACTTGCTGGGCCCACATCAAAGCTTCACTGCGAGATTTTACTAGTAAGCCTTCACCTTCTTTTGTGGTGGCAAATCCATTTGCTAGCAAGTCTCTTACTGCACTCGCCTCTGCCGGACCATATAATGTATCAACAATTGCTGCAGTTTCTTTTAATCTTGCTGCACCTTCTTTATCTCCGGACATTTCTAACTCTCGTATTCTGAGAGCAAATTTAACATCCGCAAGTTGTGCAGCCATAGTCTGTGATAATTTATCTACACTTTCACCTGTTATTCCTGATAAAACTTTCAATGACTCAGCATATGCTAAACTGTCACGCTTAACAACATCAGCATTTTTGTTTAAAACAATTCCAGTAGACTCTTGCATTTTTATATAGTCTGTTTGGACTTTTGATAATCCTTCAATGCTATAACCCAGTTTAATAAAAGAATCTTCAAACTCAGTAACATTTAGAATTTTGGCAAGTTGTGCTGCGCCTGCACTTGTAGTCGGTCCTAAATTAATTAATCCAGTTCCAAGTCGCTCTACTGATCCTACAAAACCCTCAAATCTAGTATCCCAGTACCCGGAAGATTGAATAAGACTATGAATCTGATCGGCTGATGAACCTGTAGAAATTCCTAATTTTGAAACCCTATCGTACAATGAAAGCTGAGAATCATTGTAATTTAATAGAGATTTTATTAGAGAAGATATCCCACTTGAAACTGCACTAATCCCTGCACTAGCGCCGCCCTTACCAAATAGTTTAGAAGAACCCCTTGAAATAAACCTGTTTGCACTATCAACTGATTGATTAAACTTTTTAAAATCTTCACTTGAATCTAAAAATGCTGAACCAGTAGATTTTACTACACCTTTTAAGTCGCGCAGTGCATCTTGCAACGCTTTGGAATTAGCTTTTGATCTTGATGCAGCCGCTGCTGCATCATTAAGGGCATTACCTATGTTTTCACCCGAATTTGATATGTCGTCGTTAGTTGCCATAGTTATCTCTTAACATAGTGTAATAATTCACTTTGTAAATCAGTATTCTTTTTCATTCCATCTAAAAGAGTGTCTAAACTGTCAGAAATTGATTTAGTAAAACTAAAGTTAGTTGTTGCTTCTTGCATGATAGCAGCTTGTGTAACTGTTGGTTTTGCTTGAGTAAGAGCATTAGTGTATCGTTCAATTAGGCTAGCTAAATTACCGGTATCCAATAAAGGATTAATCAACTTTTCAGTTAATTGAGGAATGTTAATATTAACTGGAATAGATTTGCCGTCTGGTAGGGGAACAACTGCTTCCATCCCATGCATCAAACCAACGTGACCTGAAGTTGATCCGCCGGTGATTCCGCCTTTTGCATACTGTTGAGCATTAGGAGCAGGTGTGTTTGTAGGTTTTCCAAAAGTTGAAGCGGTACTAGGTGCTGCTTGTCTAGTCCCCGAAGTTGCAGCTGGTGGTGCTGCTGTAGGTGCCACCGGTGCCGTTCCTCCACTCATACCAGCTTTTAATTTTGATAGGCGTTCAACCATTTCTAGCCGACGTTTTAAATCATCTATTCGTTTTTCATCAGCAGCACCATAAGTAGTCCCTGCATCTGGTCCTTCAGTAATCATATACCCAGCCATTGGATTAGCTGAAAGTTCTTTTGACAGGGTAGCTATTTTTTCTGTATAATTTTTTGTAAGTTTATCTAGTTCATCTCTTGACTTAAATGCAAATTCCATTTCTTCTGGAATTATTCCTAGTCTAGCCAATACACTAACAAAACCCTCAGCTAATGCTTGTAATCCATGCAGCACAGCAACAAATACAGTGTTGATAGGTCCGCTTATTAAATTAATGAAGGCGTCAAATGCTTTTTGTGTTGCAGAGGACGCATCTAAATTAGCATTACGAGCTTCAAGAAGTTTATCAGTTTTTAAGTTTTTTCTATCTTCAATATCTTGTTTAGTTTGATCTTTGGTACCTTCACCTAATGCTTTTCCTAATGCAGCGAGTGTTTGTGCGCTTATTCCGTAGGTGCGTTGAAGTTCTTCATTAGCTTTAAGTGTACCGCCATTTAGATCAATGAATTTTTTATACTGATCTCTTATAAGTGATAGGTATTCATCTTCACCAAGTTGTCCAGCTTTGTACTGCCGAGTCCATTCACCTATAGCATCACCGGATATCGCACGTAATGCCCTGCCGCCTTCAGTTACATTGCCAACGCCATCAGAAAGAAATTCTCTGATACCTTCACTTAATTTTGGATCTCCAAATAGTCCAGCAAACCGCTTTTCAACAGAAACCATACGTTTTGCAACGTCATCTTGCTTGTTATTGTAAGCTTCTCTTAGTGTAGCTTGAAATCTATAATCATTAAGAGCTGCTTCGTTAGCATCTTTTTGCTGAGCAATTGACATACCAGACAGAGCAGCTTGCGCAATCAAACTGTCAGCATATTTTAATGATTCTTTTTGTAAGTTCTTGTCACCTACTGAACGCAATGCCCCTGATCTTGCCATTGTTTTAACATAATCAGCTTGCATTTCAGCTAATTGTTCTTGATTAATACCCAATCGGCTATATTGCGCTCTAGTCTCTACTGATATATCAGCAATATCTATAAATTTCTTTTGGGCATCACCTGCAGTAGCACCCAAAGCCATAATATCTGTACCAAGCCCTGTCATTGGCTTGATCAATTTATCAAGTGATTTATCACCTAGTAACAAGCTAAGTGCGCGGGTTCTAAACTCATCCGCAGTAAACCCAGTTGCACCGTTAAATTCAGCTAATGAATCATATGCATCAAGATAAATTTGATCACGTTCAGCTACAGTTTTAGCTACCGTACCAACAGCTTTAATTAAGGCACCAATAACCATTCCAACTGGGCCGAACGCAGAAACCACATCGCCTAATCCATCAAATGCAGTTTCAATACCAGCGCCATACTTGTCTAGTTTGGAACTACCGTCCGCTGCTGCTTTGATAAACTGGATAGAGCCTTGACCCATCCCAACAAGGCCACGACTGACTTCATATAATCTGTTCGCAGAGTCAGTTTGACTGTTTGCTAAATCTCCTAATGCCCCGCCCAATCTTGAACTGCCACCGCGTATGGCGCCAGCTGATTCCGTAAGTCTTTCGGCAAGATCACGGATTTGCTGTTCGGTCATTTCATTAGCATCAAATGATGAATTTGTAGGCATGTGTTTTTGGCAACTAAATATGTTGTAATATATTTAGCGTTTTTAAAACCCATAATTAGGAGAAATTTGCATGACCATTGAACATAACCCATTAAAACAATATTTTCGCAGACCCGGCGTCTATCTAAAATTACCTAGCAAAGGTGTGGGATACGATCAATCCGTACTGGTAATGCCAGAAACCGGTGAGCTTCCTGTTTTTCCAATGACAGCAATTGATGAGATTACTAGCAAAACACCAGATAGCTTGTACAACGGCAGCGCAGTTGCTGATATTATCAAAAGCTGTATTCCTGCAATCAAGAACCCATGGGCAATAAGCAGTACTGACTTAGATGCAATCTTAGTTGCAATCAGAATGGCAACTAACGGTGGTGAAATGGAGATTGAAACCACATGCCCAAAGTGCGAAGAAGAAGGTAAATATGGTGTCAATCTTAGTATCATACTGAACAATTTCGTACCTGGTGACTATGTAAATGTAACTGAATTAAATGACTTAAAGATCAAATTCAGAGCATTAAACTACAAAGAAGTCACTGACAATTCAATCAAACAGTTTGAAATTCAAAAGCTAATGATGAACTTAAACGCAATGGAAAACGGAACTGAAAAAGATGCTAAAATTTCTGAAGTTCTAAAAGTCATTTCAATCTCAACTATTCAAGTGTTAGCAAGCACCGTAGAATATATTGAGACTCCGGAAACTCGTGTAACTGAAAAAGAATACATTCTTGATTTCTTACAAAATACAGACAAGCGGGTGTTTGAAACAATCAAAAATCGCAGTGTCTCACTAAGAGAATCAACTCAAACAAAGCCATTGCATATCACATGTGCAAGCTGCACTCATGAATACGATCAAGTGTTTACATTGAATGTAAGCGATTTTTTCGGCTAAGGCTTCTATACCTGGACTCTCCGGGTATAACGAAGCTGGTTGAAGGCATGGAGAGAGACACCAAAGCTATCAAAAAGAACGCACAAAGAATAGCTTGGTATATGCGCGGTGGTATAAGTTACGTAGATGTATTAAACATGAGCCCGGACGAGATAACGTCAGCAAATGAGATCATCGAAGAGAACTTAGAAACTACTAAGAAAACACAAATGCCATTCTTCTAATCTTTAATATCTCAATAATATTCAACGGGTAAGCTTATCATTACTAGATGACCTTCAGTCATCTTCCTTAAGAAGTATTCGCATTGCTCATACTTCTAAGGACTTTATTTAATTATATGTTGTTGAAGTTTAACTACATTGCCGCTTAGAAGCCATGGTAGTGCTAAATTAGCACTACCAAAATTTAGACTTGCCCTGCCCGTCCGCCTTTGTTGTCTGTTCCCCAAATAATTAGGTATTATACACGCTAGTGTGTTCCTATTATCTGCTACCGGTTGCTCTGTAAAGTTTGCTGGGACTGTAGTTGAAAGGCAGAATTGGAATGTTCCTACTCTTTCAGCAACGCATGTTCTATATTTTTCAAGACAAAGTATTATATAGACTCATTCAGGGTTCGCTCATTGCTCGATTGCCCTGTCGGTATTCCCTGAGTTATTAACGCCGATACAATAAAGTATCGCTCAGGCTTTCTCCAGAATCCGTCGGCAACGAGCCTTACCTCGGCTGACTCAAGGAGGGTCGAGCATCCCCGACCAAACTAATTGTGTGTTTCTACTGCTGGTTGTTTAAGTGTTTGTATTAATAGTGATAATATTATTTGACGTGGTGTCTGGGGAGCCTGAATATGTTTTAACTAGGTGTTGGTTGTTCTTAAAAAATGAATCAAATTCCATGATGTACCAGTCACCGTGCTTTTTACTTCCATAGAAGAAAAAATTATCAGTGATCCAGGTCAATTTGCATTGCACTGCAACATAACGACCTTTTCTATTAAACTTCATGAATAATAAGTTTAGGTCGTCTGTTTCAGCTACATCTAATAGTTGCTCAATCCAAGCATCTATTATCTTACTTTCGCCTGACAATAACAAGTGAAACGGGAAATCTGCATAGAACTTGCATTCTATGTTCATTTTTGAAAAACTTTGTCCGGGGACGATATCCCCTTTAAAGCTTCGGATTTGTCCCTCATGCAAGAACTGTGTGCGACTTTGATTTTTACCGCCCACATAAGCACCTGATCCGGGTGCTCTAATAAAGCTTTCGTTATAGGTTTCGCTGAGAAATTTTGCAATTTCTCTTTCAAACCCTGATCCTTTGTTCTTGCTTGGAGATGACATGTTTCTACTTATCATTGTAAAACTACTTTAAATTTATTCTATATCTACTGCTGTGTTGTACGATGTGAAACCGTTTTCTTTTACTACTTTAAGTACGCTAGGTACTCGTCCTGCAAGTTCTTCTCTATGACTAACAAGCCAAATAGATTTTTCTCTACGGCGGCTCATATCTTTTAGGATTGCAATACTATTTTCAACCCCCATTGAATCAAGTCCTGAGTCAATTAACTCGTCAATGAATAGAGTATTGATAGGTGTGTATAAGCTTTCCCAAACATCACGGAACGCAAAACTCAAGCCTAAAATCAACCGATTGCGCTCACCTCTTGATAGATTATCAAAGTCTAAGTCTCTGCCAAGTTCAGTAATTTGTACTGACAAGTCATTTAAGAATATAACTTGATGAGGTAACCCAATCTTGTCAAGATAATGAGTCAATCGTGCATTCAAGTATGACAGATTTTGATCAATGATTTTCTTACGAACAAAACTATCTTTGCTAGTCAGCAAATCCAACAAGAACTTTTGATGATCCATTGTTCTAGTAAGTTGATTGATTACTTCAAAGTTAGTTTCTTGAAGGGCATGACTTTCCATTTCAGTAATTTGTTCTGAGTATGGATCAACATCATCCGCTCTATTTTTAATTTGTTGTTCTAAACTAGCCATCTTACTGGCATGGTCAAATGCTTGTTGTTCAGTATCATAAAAACAACTTGGGATAGGACCCGGAATACCTAGTTCATTCAATGCTTGTGTTAGAGTTTGTATTTCGCCACTAGTAGTTACACACTGCAAAGCTGCTTCTTGCAGTGATTTTACTTTTGAATCTAAAACTTCTTCGTGCCTAGTGTCATGAATTGATTGACCGCAGGCATAACATTCATGTTTCTTAAGCAGTTCAATTTCTTTTTCAAGCTTGGTAACAACCTTACTTTCTTTTTCATAATCTGTTTCAGCACGAGTTAACATTTTTTTAACGTCGGCTCTGTCTCTGACTAACTGATTGTATGAAGTTAAGTCTTTGTGCGTTTGCAATTCAATAGCAATATCAAGCTGACGTAACTCATACCATTGATTTAACAGCTTGGTATCATCTTCTTGTTTCTTTTGAACCCACAGTTTTTGTCTGCGCTTTAAACTATCAATCTGTTCAGTGATACGTTTGTTGGCTTCTTCAACTGCTTTTACTCTGTATTCTTCTTGCTGTACTTGCTCTTTGGTAGTGCGGATTAACTCTTTGATACCGTCAGCTTTCTCACTTAACAAAGTGATACCAAGCAATTGCTCAATGATATTACGCTGGTCATTGGCTCTAAGTGCAAGAAACGGTTCGCTATACGTATTCAATGCGATTATGTGCTTAAACATATCGCTGCTCATGTTTAACACACGTTCAATAGCCATCTGTGTTTCTCTGCTATCACCCTGAGCATCATCTTTGATAATCTGTTCAGTATTATCAATATAAAACTTAAGTACGTTAGGTTTACGACCGCGCACGATCTTGTATTCAATTCCGTTAACGCTGAAATCAAGCGTAACCAGCATGGCTTTACCATTTGTACGATTGACTAGATTATCTTTGCGGATACTATTGATTGGGACACCAAACAAAACATAACTAAGCCCTTGAATCAAACTGGTCTTGCCTGTACCATTGCGGGCACCGTCACCACCTAAGTCTAAATTCTCTCCTAAAATTAGTGTGAGGTCTTTTCTGTCAAAATCAACTGCTTGGGTTACTGCGCCAATTGAAAGGAAATTTTTCAGGGTAATATTTTTTAGTATAATCATTTGTACAGTAATTCGTGAAGTTCTGGGGTAAATCTAGATGAAAAAATTGCTCTGGGTTTGCTGTGTGTACTGAACGGCGCATGCGGTACACTGATATTTACCCAAGCGGGCTGTGAAGATTCAAGTTTTCCTATTATAGTTGGAATAGTATTTTCTTTAATTATTCTGTACGAATTAGTTGGGTCAGCTTCATCTGCAATCAACGAATCTTTAATTTCTGCATCATAGAAAATAGTGTAAGTACCTTCACAATTGAGTACTGGAATATTTAAACCATAACACCTAGTTTCCCATTCAGTACTATCTACATGAATAGGAAACGATATGTTAGCATTAGTAGATATAAATGCAGAATAATTCCATTTGTCAAATAGGTCTATTGATTTCAAGAACTCACAATAAATAGGAACTAGCGGTTCTATATCTTTTCGCCATACAAATGTAAATGCCGGAGGCATTGAATCAAATGCGGGAACTATTGTGTACAAAGCTAGTTTTAGTTCATCTTGAATATTAGTTAGATTATCTATTTGTACTGGCTTATGTGTCCACTTAGGTGAAGTTTGAAAATCTCCTATCATAGATTCCTGTAAATATCTAACAATATCTTTTGATCGTAAAATTCGCTTTCAATTGCACCAATCTGATCCATAATGATCTGATCTACACTTTCAAATTTTAGTTCGCCGGGCGACAAGTCTTGTGAAACTTGATCTAGCTTCATTGGTATTAGAGCCATTTCTCTGAGTTTATGTTCTGGAATGAATTTTTCACGAATGAAGTTTGCTTCTTCGTAAGATATGTCAATGTCTAAGTGTACACGAATATGACTGTCAGGTAATAGTAATTTGGCTGGATTCTCTAGAATATTACTCAACTTGTACACACGAAATTTAGGTTGATCGGGCCAGCTAATAAACTGCGGCTCTTCGCCCCAAGTCAGTACCATCATGCCTCTAGCATCATCGCCTGCATCAGCATAGTTGTGAGGAAATGCATTGCCGGTGTACCAAACGTTACCGCGGGCTTGACGCTTATGAAAGTGCCCGCTGAATACTTTTTCAAAGCCAAGTAAATGTTTTTCTTGTATTTCACCGTGATCAGGCATTTGAACCATTGCATTCATATAGAAGTTTGGCAATTCAAAATGCCCAAACATATACTTGCCGCCAAGCTTTTCAAGTCGTTTGTAATCATCACCAACTAGCCACGGTGCGATAACAACATCTCCTTGATTGAACCAGTCATTTACGATTGTTACGTTGGGAATATGTTTAGCCCACTCAACGGAATGGATATCCCTGCGATCACGATAATATAAATCGTGATTGCCCGGAATAAAATATACTTGATCAAAGTTTGCACTAAGTTTCTCCAATGCACGAAGCCCAAACTGCATTGTTTGGATATTGATACTTGCACGATGGTGATTATAGTCGCCAAGAAAGAAACAAGTCTCACACCCTTGTTCCTTAGCTTGACTGATGAACCAATCTACAAAGTTTTCACAATCTTGATTGTGCTGTAAACTGTTTGACTTAAGACCAAAATGAATGTCCGTAAAAGTTGCTGCTTTTTTAAATAGATTTGCCATATGCTAAGTTTAACACATCTAGCAAGACGAATTCAAGAGGTTTGGTACTATTCTTCGTAGCTTGTTGACCCACGTGAACCTTGACGACTCCAACTTGGGTTTAATCCGTTTATCTCAAGAATATCATCGCGAATATTTTGATTTCGTTTTTCGGTATTGAGTACTCTACAGAATGAGTTAGTGATAGCCGCAGTATAATAAGCAAATGGGTTAGCACTTTTGGCTTCGTTGAATCGTAGTCCAACGTAAGTTAATTGTAGAATCGCACTATTACGCATTTCATCGTTGTAGGTGTAACCGCGCCAGTTGAACTTCATTGCGTATTTTTCACATAGCATGATGTACATTTTGGCTAACTTGTTAGTGATATTGCCTTGATCTTTATTAAACTCGCCGGTTTCAATATCGCCTAACCAATGACTTTTTCCTATGCAACGGAATGTGTTAGTGTCATCTAGTCTATAGTGTTGGAACGGTGGAAAGTTTACTTTAACGTGAACCATGTCGTCAACTTCTGCTTTAGTAGTAGGATCTTCTAAGTCGCTGAACAATTCATCTGCTGGATTGTCAAAGTCAAAAATATCTTTTGCAGTCTTTTTCTTATCAATCTTACGGGGCTGTTTTGGCGCAACAGGGATATGATCCCACGTCATTACTCTAAAAACTAAATCAGTTGTTGAAATTTGGTCTGCTGTAACGGGAGAACCGGTTTCAATTGATAGTCTAGTTGCTCTAGTTTCTTTTGCAGTTTGTACAGTTTCCTCAAGTAATGCATGATCTAGACTTTCAGGAATGCTAGCTTGTGGCATATCAACGATAAAATCGTATCTATGGTCAGCTGGGTCTAAAAATGAGCAAAATGTATTTTTGCTTGAATGAATCTCTTTGAGAATATCTTTGTTGTTTAAGTAATTTATTGGTTTTTTGTATGGGGTAGGTGTCATAGTTATTTCTATTTAGTTGTACAAAGTATAACAGGTTCGTTTCAACAAAAGCAACCTTACTGGTAAAAAAAGGGTATTTTTTATACGATAAATACTAAAAGGAATACTCACAATGCCACTTAATTTACCGTCAAATGTAACATACCAAGAGTCAACCGGGCTTTATGTTGCCACCAATGCCAATGGAAAAACGGTTAGATTTGGAGCAGACTCGCAGGATCAACTTAATAAAATGGCAAGCAGCGTTGCAACCGGAAAACCGGTGACAGTTGAGAAAACCAATGCAGATGGAGTAACTAAGCAAGTTGAGTTTAACCCACCTGCTATGGTTGCAGCGCAGGACCAAGTTAAAACTCAGCAGGATTTACTTTCTGACGGTAAATACAAAGCCAGAGTAATCGGAAATGCAGACGGAACCTTTACTGATCTTAACACCAGACAACAAATAAGCAAAGATGAAGCGCAAGCAAAGATAACTGCTGCAGGATTACCTCCGGAAACACTTAGTGCAATCTCACCTAAAGGTTCCCCTTCGTATGCAGAAGCTACACAAACAACTAGCACTGTAATCAACACACCGGCAAGTTTGCCACCTGCACAAGCAGTTGAAGTATCACAGGGCGGGTCTGATGGCGGCACAAGCACAGCCGGAACACCAATGGTGTCTGACACTACCGGGGCCCCAGTAGAGCAACCATTCCAAGTTGCTTATAATCAACAAACATTAGCGGAATCTAATCTTGAAAATCCTGCTCCCGGTGTAGTAAGTGAGCAACCTGAAACAACAGAACCATATGTTGCAGCAGGAGACACGGGCTATAGGATTCCAGAATATATAGAATTTTTGCCGGATGGAACCGGAGCCGATAGTCAAGTATATCCGGGAATGCGAGTTGAAGTTACTATGCCTGAAGGAACAGAAAACTCTGCACCGGACGTTTTAGGAGCACAAACTCAGGGTCCAAAAAGACAAGATTCACAGTTCAAAGCACAAAAAGATTGGCGCTTAAAATTAAGTTTAGCACCGGGTGCTAACTATTTTTACAAAGATCCTGATCTTAAACCCGGTGACATTCTTGCCCCGTTAGCAGCAACAGGTGGAATTGTTTTCCCGTATACACCAATCATTGCAACGTCATATAATGCAAACTACGAGGGTACTGATCTAACTCATACTAACTATAAAATGTATCAGTATAGAAATAGTAATGTAGGCGAGATTACAATAACTGCTGATTTTACTGCGCAAGATACGGCTGAAGCAAATTATCTACTAGCGGTGATACATTTTTTTAAAACAGCAACTAAAATGTTTTATGGACTTGATGAGAATCCACCAAGAGGATTACCGCCACCGCTGTGCTACTTGAGCGGCTACGGGCAGTATCAGTTTGATAGTCATCCTTTAGTAATTCAGTCTTTTAATTATACTCTACCAAATGATGTAGATTACATTCGTGCCGGTTCTTCTGTAAGAATGAGTGGGCAAAATGCCCGATCAGATGAGGACAAGAATCCAAAGGCTGCATCACCAAACTGGTTTTCTTCATTGCTTCGTTTAGGCGGGTCTGGGTTAAAACCGGGTGCTCAGCATGGTCTTCCGCAATTTACTCCATCCGGAGTTGACGAAGCAACTTATGTGCCTACAAAATTAACAATCACTATTACATGCTTGCCAATGATTTCACGACTGGCAGCAGCAACTGAATTTGGTCTTAAACAATATGCCACTGGTGCACTCAGCCGTGGCTCAACACGCAGAAGCGGAGGTATTTGGTAATGTCATATGGAACTAGTAGTCCTTACTATACTACAGGAATAGTAAGTAATCAATTTTTAGATATAATGATAAATCGTCCTTTGGAGAAAAATCCAGATGACATATATTGGGCAATCACCCCCACTTATCATTTAAGACCTGATATGCTGGCATTTGACTTGTACAACGATAGCAAGTTATGGTGGGTATTTGCTCAGCGCAATCCCAACACACTTAAAGATCCAATGTTTGATTTTGTAGTGGGTACTGAAATTTACCTACCAACAAGTTCAACCTTAACACAAACATACGGTATCTAATTCCGCATATATTACATTTGATTGGCACGACTATTAATGATTTCACGAGCAGAATTTACAGCATTACAACAACAACGAGACAGTTTAAACGGCCAAGCTGCAGCTAAACAGCTTGCCATTGACAATGCCATTGGATCAGGGGTGGATGACGTAACTGTCCTTACCTTAATAGAAGAAAAAAAACAACTGAACCTTCAAGTTGATGATGCAAAAAATGCTGTAATTAAGGCTGCTGCCGGTGGAATATCAGAAACGGCAGCACCTGTAGCTCCTGTGGTTGCAGCCCCGATTAACGCCGACCCAACTGCCCCCAACGCAAATACAAAAGTATCAAACACAGGTGAAAATGCAAGTAATGATGATAGAAAATCTGTAGAAACTTCATCAACGGTAGCACCCACTGCACCTAAAACCAAAACAAGCTTTGTGTCTGCGATTGGATTCAGACCAAATAACCCCTTATCAAGTTTTAGTAGCTATACATATCATCTAACTTTGTTTATGGTTTCACCTGAAGCATATATTAAATTTGTAAATGACGGAGCAACTCAAATTGCAAACGAGGGATTTTATGTAGTTGCTGAATCAGGTGGAACTTCCCCAAATGCTGTGACCCCTAGGTTATTTCCTGATCGTGATTATTTTATTGATGATCTTGTCTTTAAAACTTCTTCAAATACAAAGGCAACTGACGGTCCGGTTAACAGTATGGGATTTGAATTTAAAATATACGAGCCATATGGTTTTAGTTTTACTAGCCAGTTAAAAGCTGCAGCAGCAAAAATTGATGCTGCTAGTAAACTGCCAAACGCTGACAAAAACTTTAATCCGCTTAAGCATTTTTTCGTTTTGGGATTTAAATTCTTTGGATACGATGATGAGGGGGAATATCTGTTATACGATACTGTTTCAGAAGAACTTGGTAGACCGCTAACAGGAAATCATACCGCAGCAGCTGGTGGAAATTTTCCAAGATATTTTCCATTGAATATCACTGACTTTAGTTTTAAACTTGATGGTAAGACAACAGTTTACAGTATCAAGATGCAACCGGTTGCGATCCAAGAAGCGTTTGGAGTTAAGCGTTCACAATTTCAAAGTACATATCAATTAATTGGTACTACAGTTGCCGATGTGTTGCTTGGTCAGTCCCAAGGGTCAAGCAATAATTCAATCACTGGTATTCTAGATATTCTAAACAAAAAAGAACAAGATTTAGTTAACTCAAAACAAGCAGGTGTTGCAAACGTTTATGAAATTTATATTGATCCTGAAATAGGAAACAAAAAATTAGTTACGGCTGAACTTAAAAACAAGAACAAATCTGCAATGTATGGAGTTAATGGTAGCGACGGTACAAGCGCAAAGGAAAGCCTCAATAATACAAAATATGATCCTAATACAAGATCCGTCACTGTAAATTCAGGACAATCATTAATCAAACTAATTGACAATATAATTTGTCAAAGTGAATATATTTTGGGTGCTATGGAATATATTTATAATGAAGAATTGGTTACTAAATCTAAACCGCAAACAGAAAAATATCTGCAATGGTTTATGATTAACCCAGTTGCTATCCCATTGGGATATGACACGATTAGGAATGATTATTCATATAGACTTATATACGAAATAAAGCCCTATCAAATTCCATTTGTTAGATCAACTTTTGTGAATGTGGACAAGAAAACAAAATATAGCGGTGCGTATAAAAAATATGAATATTATTTTACAGGGCAAAACACTGAGGTGTTAAGCTTTGAAACAACTTATAACAATTTATATTTTATTCCGGGCGGTAGTGATGGATCGGCAATGCCAAGTAGATCGGGAACTGATGTGCCTGTCGTACCAGGCAGCAAAATTACAGGTAATGAATCCCAATTAGGTAAAGCAGGCGACCCTGTTGGTAGCGTAAAAACAAGTTTGTATAGTTTAGCAGACAGTGTTAAGAACAAACTGTTAATAATGGGTGATCCTGATTACTTGATGACCCGAATTGGTGTTGCAGGGAATGTAACTGCGCCAAAAGAAGCAGTATATGGACCAGATTATTCAATCAACCCATTAATTGGTCAGATTTTCATAGAGATTAATTTTTACGAAGGGGTTGACTACGACACGCAGACTGGCTTATTAAAGATTAATAAAAATATTGAGTTTTATCAATATCCAAAAACTATTAAAGATAAAATTAGCGGAATTGTTTACATGGTGTTGAGCGTAGTGAGTACTTTTAGTAAAGGTAAGTTTACACAAGAACTAGATTTAGCTCTTTGGCCAGCACCGCCGGATGAGGTAACTAATACCGTTACCGGACGAGAATTTTCTGAGAATGATCAATCAAAACAAAGAGTAGTTTCTACCGGAGTTGCAAATAACGCATTTTTGGCAGGGGTACCAAAAGCACAAACAGTTGGATTTAGTGCAGTTACTCCTATCAGTAACTTTGCAACAGACGCAGTTGCAACAACGAATTCTGATATCTTGAAAACAATTGCTCCCACTCCAATGGATCAAGCTAATCGTAGCGTACTCGCTGCAATCAATAGAGTTCAAAATGAGGGCGGGAGAGAACCACCCCAAACAGTATAAGGTTAATCAATGAGCGATAATATAATTAAAACTACGGGCACTACAGAACAGTTTAAGCCTAATCCCGGCGGCGCAATTTCCTTTCCGTATGCAGCTAGGGGAGTAGTAAAAGATAACGTAGACACAATACGCACAGGCAGATTACGAGTTTACATTGACGATTTTGGATCACATGATCCTAACGATAGTGAATCTTGGGTCACAGTGTCTTACCTGTCTCCTTTTTACGGTACCGCAGGGAACTTGTCATCGGATCCAATGACTGGATACGGAACATATATTAACAACCCACACTCGTATGGCTTTTGGGCCAGCAGTCCTGATATTGGAACAGAAGTTATTTGTGTTTTCTTGTATGGCAAAAAAGACTTTGGATACTATATTGGATGCATACCAACACCAGGCTTAACTCACATGGTTCCTGCTATTGGAGCATCCACTAACATTCTTACTGGATCCGATACGGAGAGTGATAGTTTTGGTGGTGCAACTAGATTGCCTACGGTAGAAATGAATGACAAAAATGCCAAACTTTATGACGATCCAAAGTTCAATGATTCAGCTAGACCAGTGCATAAAATTATCGCAACACAGTTTTGGCAACAGGGTTTACTTAGAGATTCTATCAGAGGTCCAATAACAAGTTCAGCATCACGTGAGTCACCTTCAAATGTGTTTGGTCTCTCAACTCCGGGAAGACCAATTTACAGCGGTGTAACAGGTGAAAATGAAGCAGAATTTACGGTCAAAATTGATCAGGCTACTAATCAACAAGCCAAAATTATTTCAAGACGCGGCGGACATAGCTTTGTTATGGATGACGGTGACAAGTATGGGGCAGATCAATTAATTAGATTGCGAACTAGTGGTGGTCATCAAATTACAATGAGTGATGACGGCGGTACGTTATTCATAACACACGCAAACGGTCAAAGTTATGTTGAGTTAGGTAAAGAAGGAACAGTTGATATCTATGCGACTAACAGTTTTAATGTAAGAACAAAAGGTGATATTAATTTTCACGCCGACAACAATATAAACTTAAATGCTAAAAAATCGTTAAATGTATTTGCGGAACAAATTAATATTAACAGTGACAAAGACACTAACTTAAGAACAGGTGAAAATTTTAGTCAGCATACTAAATCAAATTATAAGGTTAAAGTTGACAAAGGAATGAGTTTGGCTTCAACGGGAGACTCATCATTCTTAAGCAAAGCAACTACTTATATTAACGGTGGCCCTAACATAAAGCTAAACACAGGGGCATCATCGTTGATTCCAAAAGATATCGCCCCTATTCCTATAACTGCACATACTGATACTTTACTTGATAAAGCAAAGGGATGGATACCTGCTCCGGCTATGTTGACAAGCATAACTTCACGTGCTCCGGCACACTCTCCCTGGGTTTATGCAAATTTAGGGGTTGACGTTAAAATCAATGAAAGTGCAACTGCGGCTTTTCCTTCGGATGCTTCTTCTTCTGTACAACAAGCAAACGCTGCAGTAGCATCAGCTCCAAAAAACCCAGTACAAACCAATGTTGCTGCGTCTGTTCCGGTAAACAGTGCAGTTAGTAACACTATAGATAAAAATACAACTGCAACGTTGGTTGCTCAAACTGCTACTAATGCAGCAAGTGACCCCGTAACTAGTTCTGCAGTTGCTGCTGGATCGGGAGTTGTTACTGATTTAGCGGGTACAAAGAAGGCAATATTAGGAAAGCTTGCTCATACCCCTGAACAAATGGAAGCAGCAGGAACAATTAAACCCGGTTCTGCTACTTTGGTTGCGGCAATGATTTCGCAAGGAAAAACAATTGACCAAGCATTACCTTCAAATTTGTTTACTGGAAAAGATGGAGTTAGCAGTGTTGCTGACTATACAAAAAATGTAAATGCTCAAACTAATAATCAAGTTGGGCTTATGCAGCAAGGCTTGCTCGCTCTTAAATCAAGCGGCTTGATATCAGGAAACGAAAGTCCAACACAGATCGGTGGGCTGGTAACTGCAACCGCAGTTGTGGGGGTCAGTGAAGTTTCATCATTTATTAAGAATAGTTCATCACCATCTGCACAACTTGCTAGCAATGCAGGCATCGCCGCTTCTATGGCAGGTAGTAAAATAGGCGACGCAATTAGTTCAGGTAATTTTGCTGCAAATATGGCAGACAAAACAACAAACCCTGCAGGTTCAATTGCAGCGTCAATAAAAAATACGGCTTCATCTGTTGCCGATTCGGTTAAAGGTGCTGCTTCTTCAGCTTTTAGTGCAATTAAGAACGGATTTACAAAATTAAAATCAAATGTTCCACAAAATCTAACAACATTAAATGCACAGAATCAAGCTAAGCTAGATGCAGACAGTACAAAAACAGAAGCAAAAGCTGAAGTTAAAACTAATTTTAGTGTTGCTGATATAGCTACGGCTGTAGGAACAGCGTCTCTGATTGCGGGTGCAGCCGGAGTTGAAGATGCATTTACTATAGCAGCCTTGGCCGGAGGAATTGGTGCGATCAGTAAACTTGTCACCAACTCTAGTGCTCCTTCTGCGGCTTCTGCTGCTGATTCTGCCGGCGGAACAAGTATCGGCTCATCAATAAAATCTACAGTGAGTAATATTAGTGGTTCGCTTGTCTCTGCATCACCTGCTTCATTGGGAGAATTAGGTAACGGATTAAGTGCAACTGCTTTGCCTGGACTTAATAAGTCTCAAATTGCAGGATTGAGTAGCGCGATTCAATCAATAGGTTCAGGTGGACCACAGACTATAAAAATGCCAACAGTAGCTACAAATACAATTGACAGGTCTGATATTAATAGTCAAACCAAATCATTGTTCGGGGATTCAAGAATCCCAATGCCAACTACTGGTAATTTTAACTTTAAACCACCTTCACCTGAATTGCAACAAAAGTATGACGCAATCAAAGCAGAACTGGAAGCAAAACAAGATGCAAGATGGACACTATCTAAAGACTTGAGCGATGCTAAACGTAAGTATGGTCTTGATAGCTACCAAGTTGAATCAGCCGACGTGCAGTATAAAGAATGTGTACAACGTATAGCAGAACTACAAGCAGAAAAAACTGCAGTTTCAAATCAAATACTTGCATCACTTTAATTACATAGGAAATAAAAATGCCAACATATACCGGATTTAGTACACTTAACGCAAATCAAGCTAGAACTTTAAATTTACCTGCAGGGATTGACGGCGGTGTTGGGTCAATAAACAAACCAATTGTGCCCTCAAAGAAATTCTCATTGTACGATAATCAGTTAGTGATCATTGATTTCTTAAACGCGATCAATATTCCGCAAGGCCAAAAAGTTGGAAATCCTAGCTATGGTTCAACAATTTGGTCTTTTATATTTGAACCAAATATCCCTGAAATTCAGATCCAAATTGAAAATGAGTTAAAGCGTGTAGCTCATGCTGATCCTAGGATTATTATCAACACCGTTACAACTTATCCTAGTGACAATGGAATTCTAATTGAAATGGAGATAGCAATTTCCCCGCAAAATCAAGTCCAGCAGCTTAAGATTAACTTTGATCGTGCTACGGGAACAGCATCCGCACAATAATCGTTCTTTAAAACCATGCTTTTGGCAATTGATAAATATAATAAAGAGAAAAACTTATGGCCACAAGTTCAAGACAATCAACAATCTTCGGTGTTAACGACTGGAAAACGATATACAAAACGTTCAGTCAAGCCGATTTCCAAAGCTATGACTATGAAACATTACGTAAAAGTTTCATAGACTACTTACGCACATTCTATCCGGAAACATTTAATGACTACATTGAAAGTTCGGAATATGTTGCGCTTTTAGACGTAATCGCATTCATGGGACAAGCCGTCGCATTCCGTGATGACTTAAACACTCGTGAAAACTTTATTGACACCGCCGAAAGACGCGACAGTGTTATTAAGCTTGCGAACCTAGTAAACTATAATCCAAAACGTAATAGTACTGCTCAGGGCTTTCTTAAAATAACCAGTATATCAACTACTGAAAACGTAGCTGATATCAATGGGTTAAATTTATCAGGTATTCCTATTATTTGGAATGATCCTGCAAACACTAATTGGCAAGAGCAATTTAATGCAATAATGAATGCAACTTTGGTGAACTCACAGCGTATTGGTAGACCCGGTAATTCTAATACTATTTTAAATATCAAAACTGATGAGTATTCAATGCAGATTCCGTCAACAGTAACTCCTACCATTCCATTCAGTGCAACGATTGGTGGGGTTTCAATGAACTTTGAGGGTATTAGTGCAACCAGTTTAAATCAAGATTATATCTACGAAGTACCACCTAAAGCAACCGGCAAATTCAATATATTATATAGAAATGACAAACTTGGATTTGGCAGTGCAAATAACGGATTCTTTATGTACTTTAAACAAGGGTCGTTATTAACATATGATTTCTCATTGACCCAACAGATTTCAAATCAAATAATTGATATTGGCGACATTCAAGGAATCAATGAAACTGATACTTGGTTATATAAAATAAACCCAATCACACAAGAATTAACTGAATGGAAGCAAGTTGATAATCTATTTTCCAATGCAGAGTTGAGAACAGAAGATTCAAACAAAACAATTTTTACTGTTAAATCTAAATTTAACGATCAAGTAAGTTATATGTTTGGTGACGGTATATTCAGTGAAATTCCATTAGGTTCGTTTAGAAGTTTAGTCAGATCAAGCAATGCACTACAGTATTCAATTGACCCTGTTGAGATTCAAGGAACAACCTTAACATTCACTTATATCAGCAGAGTAAACAGACCTGAGACATTAACTATTACCGTTGAGCTAATGCAGCCGGTTAATAATGCTCAAACACGTGAGTCAATTGCAGATATCAAACTAAAAGCACCAGTTAAGTATTACTCACAGAATCGTATGGTAAATGGTGAAGATTATAATAACTTCCCGTATACACTTTATAGTTCTATTATAAAAAGTAAATCTGTTAACCGTAGTTCTATTGGAGTCTCAAGAAATTTTGACTTATTAGACCCTACTGGAAAATATTCAAGTACTAACAGTTTTGCAGAAGACGGTGCATTATATCTTTCAACTGAGGATCAGTTTTATTCGTTCAGTGGAATCGCTGGTACAGGTACAGCGATAAAGTTATTTACTAATCAGATTTTATCTATTGCATCAAGTAGAAACTTATTGCAACATTATACTGCAACTTTTCCTAGATATTTTCCTTTACAAAATAATAATTCAACTAGTTGGAAACAAACTTCTTACGATGCAACTAATGTAACCGGTTTCTTTGAAAGTCAATCAGTTTCTATTCCAATTGGTATTTTTAATTCAAGTACTATGAAGTATGTAACTGCAGGTGCACTTATTAAGTTTATTGCACCAAGCGGATTCTATTTTAAAGATAACAGATTAGTTTCGGGGTCACCAACACCAAATGACGTTACTTACTTATGGACTAATGTAATTAATGTAGTTGAAGATGGATATAACGGTGGATTAGGAAACTTGGCAAATGGATTAGGTCCAGTAAGTTTAAGTAAATTTATCCCAACTGGTGCAATAGTTGATACTATTATTCCTGCATTTGATAATGTACTACCAAGAGTAGTTGTTCAGAATATGATTGATCGTTTTAATTTAGATCAAAGTTTCACATTAAATTATGTAAACAGTGTGCCAGTTAATGCACAGCGTTGGTTCGTTGGAGAGTATTCTGAATCCAACTACTTAATTAACTTTCAAAGTTTAGGTAATGGTAGATATTTGATAACTAATAAAGCTATTACATATTACTTTGGAAGTGTTAAAGACACAAGATTTATATTTGATAATGACAAAATAATATTTGATCCTGCTAGCGGAACAACTGCATACGATTCAGTTACTGTGCTGAAAACTAACTCGTCGCCTAACAGCAGCGCAAGTTTGGGAGCAAATGCTGTACTATCAGTTGTGGGCAAAACTGTTGAAGCTGATGGCTACCCCGATGATTACTCAATAGAAATCAGTAGCATTGATCCAAAGAATAATCTTCTTATTGGTAACCCTGATTTCTTTACTGAAATCACCGGATTCTCGCAAGGGTCAACTAATACAACACATTTTGTATTTTTGAAAAAGGTAACCGACGCTAACAAGTTAATGAAGAATGAATTAGTTACTTCATCTACTATTGTAGGTGCATATGAAACTCAAAATCAAGTTGAGGTTGTAAAATACGAATACCCAATTGGCCAAGTATTTTATGCATTTATGGAAAATAAATTTTACCAAACGGTTATTGACTCAACTGCACAAAATATTTTGAATTTAATTGAGCGTACTAATTATGTTGCTCTTACTGGTCGTCAGGGATTGTTCTTTCAATACAAGCACAACAGCAACAATACTTCTAGAATAGATCCAGCAACAACAAATATTATTGATTTATATTTGGTCACCCAAGCATATTATACGCAATATCAAAATTGGTTGAATGACACAACTAGTGCATTGTCTGAACCTAACATGCCAACAATGGATGAGTTAAGTCAGTCGTACAGTAAAATCAACGACTATAAAATGTTAAGTGATAGTGTAATTTTTAATAGTGTGAAATTTAAACCTTTATTTGGTAACAAAGCTGAACCAAAGTTAAGAGCTACGTTAAAAGTTATTAAATCATCGGTCACAACAGCTAGTGATAGTGAAATTCGTTCTGCTGTACTTTCCAATATGAATATATACTTTAGTATTCGTAATTGGGACTTTGGTGATACCTTTTACTTTAGTGAGTTAAGTGCTTACTTACACAGTAAAATAGGTGATATAATTAATTCGGTAGTTTTAGTACCAAATGACCCTTCACTGACGTTTGGTGATCTATATGAAATAAGATGCGCGCCTTTTGAAATTTTTGTAAATGGTGCACAAGCAACAGATATCGTGGTTATCTCTGCGCTAACCGCAAATGAATTACAATCATAATTGGACAAATAATGGTAACAAAAGTTAGAACACTTGAATTTCTTCCTGATATATTCAGAACCACCCCTAATCAGCAATTTTTAACTGCTACATTAGATCAATTAGTGCAGCAACCAAATATAACTCGCATGCAGGGTTATATTGGTCGCCAATTTGAATACGGGATTAATTCAAATGATAGTTATATCACAGAGCCAACAAAAGCCAGAACAAATTATCAATTAGAGCCTGCGGTTGTTTTCACTAAAGAACAAACTAGTACTGCAAGTGATTTTATAACTTATCCTGAAATGCTAGACTCTCTAAAACTAGAGGGTGGTCCTGTTGCTAAAAATTCTAGCCTGTTCTCAAATCAATTTTATTCATGGGACAGTTTTACTGATTTAGATAAACTCATCAACTTTAATCAGTATTATTGGTTACCAAACGGACCTGATCCAGTTGAAGTAAGACCTAGTATTCTTGACTACCTTGTAGATTATAATGTGAGTCAAGATATTACTAACGCATTTACTTTCACTGCAGACAATGAAGTAGTAGAAGGATTAAACCCAACTCTTACCTTATTACGCGGTGGCAAATATACGTTCAGCACAAAACAATTTGGAAATTTTTGGATTCAAACTATTCCTGGTATTACAGGAACTGATCCAAACCGCCCTAACATAAGCACTCGTTCTATATTTGGTGTTACTGCAAATGGCGCGCAAAACAATGAAACAATTACATTCCAAGTACCGGCAGTTGATGCGCAAAACTCAGATGTATATCCGGGCAATAATAGAGTAGACTTGGTTGCAACTGTACCGTTTGATAAAATTCACGGAAAAAGATTAAGTGAAGTTCAAAACATTGATGGCATTACAATTCTTAACAATAAGTCTTTGATGTTTTATGGTTTCCCGTCGGCAACAGTTGGAAACATAACTAGACTATATGATGATGAATTATTTGACGGTGACATCAACACTATAGTAAGTTTTGATGAGGTTGATCAAACTGATGTAACAACTAAATTCTATCGTATTGTTTATAATGACGGCACAAACCCAGGTGATCCAGTAATAATTCTTTCAGAAATAGGATCAATCCCAACTAATGAAAAGATTACCGTTTCGTATGGAACTTTGTTTAGCACAACTGATTTTGTAAAAAATCCATATGGTGTTATTTCTATAATTCCTACAGTAACGGCACCGATCAGTACATTGTATTATCAGGATGGAACAAATCCAAGTAAGTTTGGTATTATTAAATTAATAGAAGGTCAAACAAATAATTTTATTGATCTTGATTCAGAAGTGCTAGGCAAGAAAACATATGTAAGTCCAAATGGGGTTACATTTACTAATGGCTTGAAAGTTACATTTTCTGGAAACATTTTCCCTGCTAGTTATCAAACAGGACAATACTATGTTGAAGGTGTTGGCTCTAGTATAACATTGCACTCAGTTTTAGATTATGTAGTCCCTGAAAAATTTACACAACAAGTTTATAGTGCATACGATATCGATCCATACGATACTTCAAACTTTGGATCAACTGTAAATGTTCCTGTTCTTAAAGATTATATTACCGTTAGCAGAAATGCAAACAGTAAAAATGCATGGTCACGAAGCAATCGTTGGTTCCACGTTGGAGTTCTTACTGAAGTAGTCAAGCATAATTCTACTGCATCAGTCCTTGCTGTGTTGAATAGTGATGCAAGCAGAGCAAAACGTCCTATTATTGAATTCTACCCAAACATAAAATTATTTGATTCTGGCACTGTTGGCAAAGGTAAAGTGTCATTTATTGATACTACATCAACTGATGCATTTAATCAAGTATCCGGCACGACCTCATATTTCCCTGATGGATCACAGTTTCAATTAACTGAAGGTAGCACTATAATTTTTGCAAACGATAAAAATCTATCGGTTCGTAACAAAATATATTCAGTAAATTTTGTGTCAATTACAGGTTCATCCGCTCCGGTAATTTCGTTAGCCAAAACAGTTAACGGGGATGTTACATTTGATGATCAAGTTGTTATTTTTGAAGGTGATCAGAACAAAGGGAAAAGCTTTTACTTTGACGGGTCAAATTGGAAAGAAGCACAGCAAAAAATAAATGTAAATCAGCCACCTTTATTTGATATTTTTGATCAAAACGGATTAAGTTTAAGCGATACTGATTACTATCAAAGTAGTGACTTTCTTGGTTGTACACTATTTGAATATGCAATTGGAACAGGTTCCGATGATATAGTATTGGGATTTCCGTTAAAGTATAACACTGTAAATAATATCGGTGATATTGGATTTTCTGTTTCACTTAACGCTAACACATTTAATTACGTAGTAAACAACCAGTCAGTTACTGAAAAAGTTAGCATTGGATACCCGCATCTTTTCAATAACAGAACAGACTTCTCTAGACAATTAGGTTGGCAAACTGCTGCAGGAGAAAGCTTTCAGTATCAAGCATTTGACTTTTCGTACAATCCAGCGTCATTAAACAATGCTGAATTCTTGTGCGATGTTCCTGCAAAGGCAAGCGGCTCAACTAATTGGCAACCAATTAGAGTCATCGTAAATTCAACTGTACTTGCTCAGTCACAGTATATCGCTGTGGTTACTGATTCTGCAACTACTATAACGTTGAACACCAATCCCACAACAGATACTCAAATTCAAATATTGATTTACAGTGATGTTGCAAGCACAAGTGGTGCTTATTATACTATACCTAGTAACTTAGCAAACAATCCGTTCAATACACAGATTAGCACTTTGAATTTAGGTGATGTAAGAGGTCACTATCAAAGTATTTGTGTTAATAGTAACCAAATTCAAGGAACAATTTTCGGCCCTAATAATTTTAGAGACTTGGGTAATCTTGTTCCGTTTGGTAATAAAATTATTCAAAGTAGCGCACCACTGCCATTGATGGGTGCCTTCTTGCGTAATAAAAATTATAACTTAATTGATTCACTTACCTATAGCGGTGACGAGTATGTTAAGTTTAAAACTTTGTTGCTAGATACCATTAACAAAACTAGCTATGATGTGTTGCAATCAAACGCAAGCATCTTAGATGATGCATTGAATCAAATTGCTGCGTATAAGAGCGAAAGTAATTCATTCTTTTGGTCAGATATGCTACCAAATAGAAGTGCTCAAACAAGCAACACCTATAGATATAATTCAGCAGCAAGCAATGTTTTTTATTCGTTGAGTAAGATTTATGACTTTACTTCAGCAAACTATGATAGCGTCTTAGTTTATTTGATTCGCACAGTTCAGGGTGTTACACGTACAATTCAACTTGTAAGAGGTAAGGATTATATTGTTAGCAGTACTGATCCAAAAGTAACTATATTTGCAAGTTTGCAGTTAGGTGATCATATTGTAATCAATGAATATAATCAAACTTACGGAAGCTTTGTTCCAAATACACCTACAAAGTTAGGTTTCTTGCCAGCAGCAGTTCCTGAAATTGTACTTGAAACTAATTATCTGTCACCTACTTACTTTATTAAAGGCCATGACGGTTCTCTTACTAAACTATACGGTAGCTATAACGAAGGCTTCTTGGAAGATTTTAGAGATCGTGCGTTGTTTGAATTTGAATTAAGAATCTATAACAATATAAAAGTAGATGCTGCACTCCCTGTTCTTGCTGATGATGTATTCCCTGGACAGTTTAGAACAACTTCATATTCGTACTCTGATATTATGGGTCTTTACTCAATATTCTTTTTGAACTGGGTAGGAAAAAACAGAGTAGAATACAAACCGCAATATTATTTGACAGATAATCAGTACACATGGAATTACAATCAAACAGCAAGCAAATTAGATACTACTAATTTTAAACAAGGTAACTGGAAAGGTATTTACAGATGGTACTATGACACTGTTACACCTGATTCAACCCCTTGGGAAATGATAGGATATGTAAGCAAGCCACTTTGGTGGGAAACTAGATACGGTGAAGCTCCGTATACAAGCGACAACTTGTTGCTGTGGAATGATATGGAACTTGGCTTTGACTACAACGGTGGTGATTCAAGAATATTACCGCATAAAGCAAGACCTGGATTATTAAATGTATTACCAGTTGACAGTGAAGGTAAACTTGCTGGACCAATGAATGCAGTAGTCGGTAGCTATGATTCAGTAAGCTTTAGTAGAGATTGGAAAGTGGGAGACTGTGGACCAGCAGAGTATAGCTATCTAAAAAGTAGTACATGGGCATTTGATTTAGTAAAGATACTTGCGTTATGCAAACCTGCAAAATTCTTTGCTCTTGGTCAAAACTTAGACACATATAAATTCAATGCTGAGTTCAACCAGTATTTGGTTAATGACCGATATAGATTGTCAACTGTGAGCAGTGTTGACTATGGTAGTGGCAAAGCCCAACACAGTTATTTAAATTGGATCGTTGATTATGTTCAAAGCACCGGTGCAACTGGGACAGACAAGTTAAACTCTTTATTAAGCAATTTGGATGTTAGATTAACATACCGATTAGCTGGCTTTAGTGACAAAGATTTATTAAACTTTTATGTGGAACGTTCATATTCAGATAGAACATCAACCTCTACTAATAATACAAAATCATTAATGGTTCCAAACGAAAGCTATTCAGTATTATTGCACGAGAATCAACCGTTCAGCAATATTCAGTATAGTGGAGTAATTGTACAAAAAACTGAAAATGGATTTAAAGTTTATGGTAATAGCCAAAACAAAATATATTTTACAACATTTAGTCCACTGATAAACGGAAACTATAGAAACATAACCGTATCCGATCTAACAGTATTTGTAAGCAAGAACTTTACTAAAACTGAAATCATTGTTCCTTATGGAACTGAGTTTAATTCTGCGCAAGCATTAGCTGAGTTTATTGCAAACTACGGAAGATATTTGACCGAACAAGGTATAAAGTTTGAGAACATAGAAAACAATATTGTAATTGATTGGAATCAGATTATTTCTGAAGTACTTTACTGGATTCAATCTGGATGGGAAGTCGGCGCAGTTATAAATGTAAACCCGATTGCTAAACAATTAGTTATTGACAAAGAAAGTAGCATTGTTCAACCACTTACAATTCAAAATCAAAACTATATACTAAATCAGGATCTAATCCCGATTCAGTTAAAAGACATGGCTATCAATCGTGATGGTACAATCTTTACTGCTGCACCATTAAATGACGGTGACGCGATTTCTTATTTTACTGTTAACTTAAGTAACATAGAGCATGCGATTGTTTTTGATAACACTACAATATTCAATGATCTGTTATTTGATCCAAGCACCGGATTACGTCAAAATAGAATGATGGTAAAGGGCAGAAAAACCGCCGAATGGACTGGTACCCTTGACACACAGGGCTTTATACTAAATCAAGATAACATACAAGAGTGGGCGGTTAACACAAAGTACACTAAAGGAATTATCGTAAAGTTCAAGAATGACTATTGGTTAGCTAATTCAATTATTCAACCTAGTGACTCTTTCCAACAACAGTATTGGGTTAAGACCCCTTATGAAAAAATACAAAAGGGGCTACTACCAAATGCAAGTAGCAGAGCATACGAAGCTTCATTATTTTATGACTCAACTTTATCTAATTTAGATTCAGATTCTGATATTTTAAGTTTCTCTTTAATTGGTTACAGACCAAGAAATTATTTAGCATCCGCTAATATAAGTGAAATCTCGCAAGTTGGTTTTTACAAATCATTTATTGCAGAAAAGGGAAGCAAGAATAGTTTAACTTCAGTTGAAGGAATTACTCTATCTACCGGAGCACTACAATTTACTGCATACGAAAATTGGGCAATTAGAACAGGTCAGTATGGTGGTGTGTTAAATCAAAACTTTATTGAATTCAAACTAGACGAAAAACAATTGCGCGGAAATCCAAACATCGTTGGAATTGTTGATGATTCAACACCTGCAGGCTTAATGCAAGTTGTTCCGTTATACTCATTAACAAATTATAATCAACCGATTGCAAATACTGATATTCTACCAGTACGCAGTAACAGCGAATTGATTCAATTGCCAACAGCAGGCTATGTGAATTTCAATGATGTAGCAATGAATGCATTTACATTCATGGGATTGAATGATACTTCTGCTCCAATATCAGAACTATATAAGAATGAATATGTTTGGGTAGCAGATCATAAAGGTACTTGGAATGTTTATACTCCGGTTCCGGTAACTTTCTCAAAGAGTCCAGTTCAAGCTGTGCGGGTAAACAATAATCTTAATAGTACTGTTACTGTGCTATTTGATAATCCGCATGGATTAGTCAGTGATGACTTGATTATGATTTTAAACTTTGGGTCAACAGTTGATGGATTATACGAGGTATTGAATGTTAACGGAAATAATTCCGTTGTAATCAGTCTATCGCTGCCAGCTAGTATTCAAACAACAAATGGAACTGGAATTGTAGCAAAGTTTGAAAGTCAACGTGTTGCAACACCAAAAGATATTGAGTCATTGGCTTTATTAGACAGCGAATTTGTCAAGAATAAAGTATGGGTTGATAATGGAGTTAACGGAGATTGGGCAGTTTATAGAAAGAGTATAAACTACAAACATTTAGATGGATTAACTAAACCTGAAAGCACATTGACATTTGGTAGCTCAATGGTTTACGATAAAAGACAAGGGTATTTTGTCGGTGATGCCGAAGCAGGAGTTGTTTATCAATACTCGCACTTTAATAATAGATTTGCATTAGACAATACATTTGTTAAGTCAGCAGGCTTCGGCGCAGCAATGGCAAAATCAAATAGCACATTAGTTATTACTCAACCTCAGAATGGTAGAGACAGTAACAATATTGCGGTTGCAAGTATCATTCGTGTATACTCGCTTGTATCAACTAGTAAAATACAAACAGTTGCGCTTCAGCAAGAGATTACATTTGCGTCCAAGCTCGTAGGTAACGCTATCACATTGTCCGGTGATTCAAAATGGATGTTTGTTTCAGCAACTGCAAGTAATGAAGTGTTAGTTTATTCACGTAATTATAACCCTACACTTGTTGCAACAGAACTTTATACTGATGTTAATATAGCAGCAGGCGATAATAGTTTTGTTATCGCAGGAGAGAATGCAGCAACATTTACCCCGGGCACAAATGTAAGTTTCAGCAATATGCTCACTGGTAAAACATATTTGGTTGTTACTTCAAAATATGAAAGTTCAACTGATCGTACTACGATATATTTGGACAGTGCAATCGCGACTGATGTAACCTCCGGTACTGCTGTTTATACTGCAACTTTTGAATTTGTGCTCACCAAAACGTTAACAGTTTCAAATCTTGCATCAAATGATAAGTTTGGTTATTCATTGTCAACTAATTATGATGGTAGCAAACTATTTGTCGGTACACCAGAAAAAGACTTTAGTTCAACTTACACCAACACTGGTTTTGTTTATATGTTTGATAGAACTTGCCAAATATTTGAGCATAGCTATAACACTTTGGTGGGGCAATCAACCGTGTTTACATTAGCATGGCAACCAGCAACAACGTTAACAGTTACACTAAACGGAGTTGAACTACAAAGTTCACAGTTTACATTAACTGATATTGTAAAACTTAGTATAAAAGTTCAGGTTAATGCAGGGGATATTGTCAAAGTTAGCTCAAGTGACTTTATTAATACTCAAACATTAAGCGGTTATACTGAATCTGCTACTCCAAGAGTAGGAATTAAGTTTGGTAACTCAATAGATAATAACACAAGCGCAAACGAATTTATTGTAGGTGCACCTTTTGATATTAGCGAATCTAATATTGAAGGAAGTGTGTATCGTTATACCAATGGTGGTAAAAAATACGGAATCATTATTGGTGAAACTGCAGTAAACTTAACTGCTGCAGCAACCATCTTGATTAACGGATATGCAGTAACTTTACCTGCAGGTACTGTCAATGGTGCTGTAACTGCAATTAACAATGCAAACGTAACTAATGTAAAAGCTAGCGCAACAACTGATTCAAAACTAATAATTCAATTGATTAACTTAGATTTAAGTCCCATTAATGATAAGTTAAGTATCAATGTATTTGATAAAACTGTTTTAGTAGATTTGGGTATTGTTGAATATAAATTGACACAGATTTTACATGATATAAATCAACAAAATGCTACTCAATTTGGTTACACTGTAAAATATAACGAGCATAACTCTTTTGTAGTTAGCGCCCCAGTTGGAATCAGATATACTTCAACTTCATTTGATTTTACTGACGACGAAGTATATACCAATGATACTATATTTGATAATAATTTTACTGTTTGGGTTGACAATTTTGACAACGCTGGCGCAGTTTATATGTTTGACTATTTACCAGCATATAATGAAAGCTTAACAAATACTGGAAAGTTTGTACTAGCTCAAACAATTAATGATACTATATCACAAATTGGACCAAGACCATATTACGGTGAGACATTGGCGTTCAGTGATTACACCGTTGTAGTTGGCTCACCAACTTACTATTCAGGTACAGTTAATGGTAGTGTAACGGCATATCAAAATGCTGAAAATCAACCCAACTGGTCAATATATCGTACCTCTGAACAAGTAGTTGATATTAATAAACTACAGTCAATTCAGCTATTTGATAACACAACTAACGAAAAATTAGATTCGTTAGATTATATTGATCCGCTACAAGGTAAATTGTTTGGTGTAGTCAGAGAGAACTTAGACTTTATCTCAAATATTGATCCAGCAGGATATAACACTGAAATAAGAAATAACAAGATTGTATGGGCTGAGAATTTCGTTGGCAAACTATGGTTTGACACAACCTATACACGATTTGTTGATTATCATCAAAATGACGTAGTTTATAATAGTGAATATTGGGCAAACGTATTCCCTGGCAGCACTGTTGCAATCTATACATGGATTGAAAGTGATGTAATGCCAATGAACTATGCAGGTACCGGCACTCCATACGACTTGGATGCTTACACAACTGCATTTGATTTAGATAATACCGGAGCTGTTGTTACCCGTTATTATTATTGGGTAAGAAATACTGACACTATCGTTGACAAAAAAGAAAAGACTCTTACTGATTCAGTTATCGCGTCTTATATTTCTAATCCTCAAGGTTCGGGAATAAGTTTCTTTGCACCGTTCAGTCCGAATGTGTTTGGTTTATATAACTGTAACGAATTTATCAATTCAACTACAACTAGTGTTCACGTTGGATTTAAATCAGGTAACAATGACGATACAGTACATAATCAATTCCAACTTATCAGAGATGGTTTTGCAGGTGATTTCTTAACTGGATTCCCTACATCTGTTAACACAATTACTGATCCGCAAGACTTGTATCTAAAGATGCTAGAAAGCTTATCAGGAGTTGACAATCAAGGACAAGTTTTACCTAATCCATATTTGCCAAGTCAGTTAAGAACTGGTGTATTAAAAAGACCAAATCAAAGTTTCTTTATTGATAGATTATCTGCGTTAGAAAATTACTGTAACTATGCAAATAGAGTATTGTTACAGTATCCAATTACTGAAATCAAAAATCCAAGCTTCTTGAATTTGGGAGTTACTGCAACTGCCGGAGCTGGCGCCCCAATCATGTTTACTACATCGGGTGAGTACTTTGATACTAATGATTACTGGGAATATGTTTATTGGTACGCTGCTGGATTTAGTAATAACACTAGAACTGATCTAGAAGTTCCAAAATATTATGACTTAGTAAAACTTAATGCTGTTGAGAATATGGTTGTTGGTGTACTCAGCAACAGTGACGGGAAGCGTGAAATCTATAAGTACACTTCGGGTGAATGGATTAGAGTTGGCCTTCAACAAGGTACTATTCAAATCAAGAGTTCACTATGGGATTATAGTTTGGTTAATCGCGGATTTGGCAGCGAGTTCTTTGATACTATGATGTTTGATAATTATCCTTCAACTGAAACCATGTACATTATACGTGGCTTGAATGAAGAAGTATTTACCGGCGATTTGTTAGTACATCGCAACAAGAGTTTAATTTTGTTATTTGAATACATTACCGGTGAAAGCACTGAATCACAAAACTATTTGCCTTGGCTGAATAAAACAAGTTTCATGAATGTTCAACATACTATGCGTGAACTAACTGATACTACTTTATATCAAAGTGACGATGAAGTTTTCTTAGAAGGTTACTTGAATGAAGTTAAACCATATCACGTTATCATTAAAGAGTTCAGCCTAAGATATACACGCACTGAAGTTTATAACAGTAATGTTACTGACTTTGATTTACCTGCAATGTTTAACGCTAAGCTAGAAAGATTTACGACACCTGAATTAACATTTGTTAGTACAGCAGGTGACGACCAATTCTTACCTTTGGATGATATTTGGTCCACTAATATAAATTACGCAACTTGGTTTGAAAATTACGGACTTGCTTTAACCGGTAGCATTGCCTCTGAAATAACTAGAGTCAAGAGTTATGTGTACTTAACTTCAAATCAAATTGAAGTTAATAATGCATTTGGATTTCCAATATCGGGTACAATTAGAATAGATCAAGAAATAATCGGTTATTCAAACGTAGATCGTGATAACGGAATATTGTTTGGATTATCAAGAGGATTACAAGACTCACCTGTATCAGATCACGCAGAAAATTCAATAATTTATATGGATCTACCAGGAGCAATCGTACTTAACTCAGGTAGAGATTACATTGACCCACCTGTTATTACAGCTTATATAGATACTGCCATCTATCCAGCACCAAGAACAGTTGCAAAATTGCGACCAATCATGCTAGCCGGACAAGTAATTGGGGTAACAGTAATTAATCCGGGTAGTGGTTACGCGATTACACCTGAGCTAATCGTTGCTCCTTCGGTTGCAGTAGAATTTGCAGATACTGACATAAACTACATTGAATATACTATAACTGCTGAACTTGGTAAAATCAAAACTGGTGATTTAGTTAAATTTACTGCAAACGGATCTGGTATTCTTGGACTAGTTAGCGGTAAATATTATTATGCTGCAGTTAAAGGTTCTTCATCTGCACTGAAAAAAGATTATATCTCACTACACGTAAGTAAAACAGACGCACTTGCAAAATCACATGCAATTGTGATGATACAGGGTGCAGTGAGTACAGGTAATTCATTAAATGTAACTGCAAGACTGTTGCCTATTGCATCAAATGCTGCAGTCAGACAGATTAATACAAAATTAAAATTTGACAGAACTAGCTATTACCCAAAAGTAACTGAGTGGGTTTCTGGTGAATACTATTCAAGCGTGTTAAACACACTGCACAATGATGCAAGTTCAGGTGAAAAATTAATGGAAGCTATTGAATTTTCAAACATCTCAGGAACTGCAATCTCTCCTGCGATAGGAACCGGTGCAAGTTTTAATGTAAATAATCTACTATTGGATGGTAACTGGTTTATTGAGCCAGTAATTAAAACTACAGGCATCGGTACCGGTACTCAATACGCAGAAGGTGATAAAATCACAGACTTTACACTTGAATATGAAATTCAAACTGTAACTAATTCAGTCCCTGCGAGAGTAACAACTAAGTTAGAAAATGAATTAGTAACCGGAACTATGGTAAATATCAGCGGCGTAGTTGGAATGCCGCAATTAGCAACTGCTGGTGTTCTAGGGACTAGTAATTTTTATATTAAACGCGAAACAGGTGATACGTTTACCTTATATTCAATCAGCGATTATAGTATTCCAGTTGACAGCTTATTGTTTACTAATGCATTTACTCAAACAGGAGTAGTAAGATTCACTGTAGCTGATTGTACTGCAACAGTTACTCAAGTTGATTCTTTTGGTGGAATTCTTAAAGTTAAATATCCTGATCCAGATTCCGGAACTCCGTGGGAAACACGATGGGCAAGTTTGCAAGGATCAGTATTACCAATATTAACATCTAGCACTGAAACTGGATCTAACAATGTAGTCGTAGATGTTAATTATTTTCCTAGTTCAATCGCTGCAGGTAATGTAAAAGGAAGACAATTATATTTTTACAAATTACCAGTTACGTTTACTCCTACTTTGGGTTTAGGAGGTGCTATTATTATCGTTCAAACTCCAAGATTTGATGGAACGAAAATGTCAAAGAATTATACAATCCAACTTGTTGATGGTGGTTCAATATATTCTATTGGTCAAAAAATAATAGTACCAGGCACCAGCTTAGGCGGCGCAAGTCCTGCAAATGATTTAATTATAACAGTAACCTACGCAGAATTTGGCAGCATCTTGTATTATTCATTGCAAGGTGTTGCGGTTAACGATTTTCAACAATACTATGTTTATCCAATAAGCGACACTAGACTCAAACTTTACAAAGATCCGGCGTTAAAGCTACCTGTAACTGACACGGTAAATAATCCGTTTGTGTTTGAAAGAGGTGACTATGCATTCTTGCCAGAGCCTATTGGAAGTGGACCTACATATAGATTCTCAACTGATTCATTTACTCTCTATAATAATAAAATCTATCGTTGTACTATAGCAAATAGCGACACTGTTTTTGATTATGCAAAATGGATTGAGATTTTCAGTGATGATCCGCAAATAAATGCATTAGATAGAGTATTTTCTTACTATCAACCAAATGTAAACATGCCGGGTAAAAACTTACCGATGTTAATGGATGGTCTTGAATATCCAAATGCAACATATTTGGGTAATAGTTTCAATCCAGAGTTAGAACTTCCGATTGACACTGTGTTGAAAGACAACGGATTCTATCCAAAAGATATAAATTTAACTGGTATCATTTTTGATGGATACAAGTATGTTGCAGTCGGTGACTCCTCTGAAAATTCAGTCGTACTTACTAGTGGCGATGGAGTAAATTGGACATTCAAGAAACTAAGTAGTCAAGTTTTAGGTGTTACTGATCTTGCGTATTCTGGTTCATTCTATGTTGTTTCAACAACAAATATCAATACTCCAATGTTAGTAAGCTATGACGCTATTAATTGGGTTTCAGTTGGTGCGTTTACTCCGTTTGACGTTGACAGCTTTGGTAGCGCAGGATTTGATTCAACCTCAGTGCAATCACCAAATAGCAGTTTACAAAGTATGCTTTATGTAAATGAAACATTTATTGGCGCAGGCTCTGATATTTTAAGCAGCAACAATGCAGTTGAATGGACAGTTGCATTTAATTTTGATAGCAGATTATCAAACGTATTACGCGCAGTTGCTTATGCAAACAACGGATTTGCTGGATATATTGCAGTTGGTAACGGTGAGTCTGTAATTAGTGGGGCCGATTCCCCTTCACCCGTTATTGAAAACGTATCTAGATTGTTATTAAGTTCAGACGGAGTATCTTGGTTGCCAGTGGCATTTACTGTAGCTGACAATTTAAATACAGTTTTCGCATCGCCTGATTTGAATGTAATTGCCGGTAACAATGGAGTTATTTATTATTCAGCGAATGGAAGAAACTGGGTAGAAGCAACTGTAAATGGTCCTGTTATTACTTCAAATTTAATTCATGGCATTTATGCAAGAGGTCAATACGTATTAATTGGTGACAATGGTACAATTCTTTATAGTTTTGATGGTAGAGTGTGGGATCAAACTGTTGCAATAACAAAAGAAAATCTCAACAAGGTTACGTATTACGGCGACGAATTTATTGTAGTTGGTGAGCATGCAACAATTTTAAAAAGCAAGAATGCAACAACTTGGGTTGACAATTCTTACATTGCATCCGAAGAAACTGCTTATGCAGTTAAAGGTGATGCATTTATGTTTGGCTACGGTCCGGAAGAATTAGTTGCCGGTGTAGTTAATGACTGTATATCAATGACAATAAAATCTACTCCGGGTTCACTGTGGACTCCTATTAACGGCGAACACTGCGGATTCAACATGATTGGAACTACAATTGTTCCTAATTATACAAACATGTTTAGCTTTGATGGTATTGTAACAACTCCAACTACAATAGCAGTTTATGCAATGGATCAAACTACTCATTTGGGAACAAGATTAATGGAAAATGTTGCATATTCAGTTGATTGGTATAGTAAAACTATTACTTTACTTTCTTCATTAGAAGGCAACACTGTAATTTTCTTAGAGTTATATGAGATAGGCGGCGGTAATCAAACTGTTAGAGGAAGTTCAGACACATTCCCGATGTTAGTTAACGCTCGCACTGGATTCAGTTATTTTGACACTTTATACAAATATAACGCATCAGTAAGTAATCCGGTTGTATATGTAAATGGTGAGTTACTAACATACTTAACTGACTATACATTATTACCAAACAGTACAGGTAATACAAACATTACATTTAATCAGGCGTTTGATCCTGCTACAACTTATATAAGTTTTGCATTGATGGGTAGCACAATTGTAAACGATGTAATTACACAATACGGGTACAGCATTCCGCAAACACAAGTGTTTACATATTCTACCGGCCCCACAGTGTTTGATTTGAATGAATTCTTTATAGGCGGCACCAATAGTCTACACGCAATTGTTGAATTAAACGGACTTCGCTTAATTGAAACTACAGATTACACTATTGATAGTGCAGCTAAATCATTAACAGTAACCATAGAATTATCTGCAGGTGATACCATTAATGTAACAACGTTCAATGATACAAGAGAGCAATTTTTAGTCACTGATATGTCAACTACTCTTTCAGTAACTCCGATATACTATATGGATACTTCGCGAAGCCCTGCAGTTATTATTGTTGCTAGTGACCCCGGCTTTATTACAGGTGATAAGTTAACTATAGATGGATTGGTAGGAGCTTCGCAATTACAAAACAATAGCTTCTATGCTAAATTAGAACCATCGTATGAGTTTGAAGGTACTACATTCTATCCAATTAGCTTGTTCCTTGACGAAACTCTTATAAATCCTGTAATTGGGCCAAGTACTGAAAATTATGTTTCTGGTGGATTTGTTTGGAAAGCAGAGTCAACTATTCAATTAACTCAACCTGAACTGGACATTACTGATCCTACCCGATTATTTGTTACTGTTAACGGGGCAAGAGTTGATACTGCATTTTTGAGAATGAACTCGGGCAACTATCTAAATATAATGGTTCCTGTAACTTTTGGTTCAACTATTGTTGTAACAAGTATGATGCCTTCAGCTACCCCGGAAGAAATGACATATAGCATGATCGTTGACAAGAATGGAGTTAGTGATGTTTATCGCGCAAATACAACAACCCGAACTTGGTTAACTAAACCGCTGTATACAACCCAAAATTCTATGGTTGTTAAGGATGCTAGTAAATTGGTAACTACATTGAAACTTGATGCAGTTGCTCAATTGGAAAATAACAAGATAGTTGTACATATTGCTTATGTTATTACTTCAATCAAGCAAATTAGTATCTTTAATACTAGTACTCTTTCGGAATTATCAGCAAGCGACTCTGTATTGATTACGTCAGATAGTGCAACCTTGTTAGTTCTTTCTTCAAATGTATCTGAAGGAGACTTACTGGCATTAACTATTCGTTTTGGTGATACTGTTATGATTAACGGTGAGAAAATTCGCTTTGCTGATATTGACTACAAAACCAATACTTTATCCAGATTAACCAGAGGGGTAGATGGAACAGCAGTTCATAGAACTCATCTAGCTAATTTAACAGTATCTAGCTTGTCCCCAATAAACAAACTACCAGCGTTTTACTACGATAAGACTTGGAATAGCGAAAACTTCTTAATTACCGGCGATCCGCTGCAGATTAGTGATACTTTCCCTGCTGAATTCTTAAAAAGTTGATTAATCGGAAAGATAAATAATACATTATGATAGAAAATAACGGGTCAGAAGAACTAAAAGAAACACCTAGTCCTGCACCAAATGAGCAGGGTGGGTTTACTTTTAGTTCCGCTATTAAGATATTTGATCCAAACTCAAAAGAAGTAGTAGTTCAACAACGAGGTGACGATTAATGTCCGTAATACAGCACACACTAAAGATAGAAGGATTCTTTAAAGCATACGACCCTAATACAGGGGAAGTATTAGTAGATAAATGTAATGCAATCCATTATGAGAACATTTCAGAAGCAATTGCTGATACTTTAAGCAGCCGAGGATTTGGAAGTATATTTAGAATGGCATTCGGTAATGGTGGTTCAAGTGTAGATAGTACTGGTATCATAACTTATTTGCCTCCAAATACCACTGGACAAAACGCCGCTTTGTACAATCAAACGTATTCTAAAATCGTTGATGACACAAGCGTGTTAAATATTGATCCTACTAGAAACAAAATGACAGTTTCACACACTGCGGGCAAGGTATACACAGACATTCTAGTTGAATGTTTATTAGATTACGGCGAACCAGCAGGTCAAAGTGCATTTGATAATAGCACACAATTGGAATCTAATTTCACATTTGATGAAATTGGATTACTTGCGGATTATGGAACTGATCCTGCAGGTAACGAACAAAACAGATTACTAACCCACGTGATATTTCACCCTGTTCAAAAGAGTTTGAAC